AAAGAATCACCAGATAAAACCTCATTCAGTTTCTTCTTCAACTCATCATAAGACTTGAAGTTCTTACGATCTGTAAACTCAGACAATTTAACCTGAGCAGAAGCGATCTTCACGATTGTTTCGTCATCACCAATTGCAGCTGGCTCCATGAATGCAGATTCATCATAGTTTGCGTAGCCATCTTTCTTACGCATACGGAGTTTGAAGTTCGCACCTTCCCAGAAGTCGAAGACATTTACTGGCTTCTCATCTTCAAAGGTTGGACGAGCCTTGTCCATAATCTTATCAAAGATTTTCTTACCAAACTTCCACAAGAACACTTTACCTTCATTCTCAGGATGCTTAGGATCAGACACAACCAAGACATTGGCTGTGAAACTTAGGCGACGCTTTTGTTTGCGAGCAATCTCTTTATTTGCTTCAGAACCAGAGTTCCAAAGAGTGGTGTTCAACTCACCGACTGGATCGTTTTCACCAAGAGTTGTTAGGGAGTTTTCGATATACCATTTTCCAGTTGGACCTTGGAAGCCATGTGAGAAGATACGAACCCATGGGAGTTCATCACCTTCTACACGAGGTAGAAATCGGAGTGTTGCTGTTCCGTTGCCAGCCTTGTCACCTTCGAGTCGCCAAAAGCGATCGTCTGTAAAAGACTTTTGTTCGGATTGTGGGTTTGCGACTTTTTCGAATGCAGAGCTAATTGCTCCAAAGTCAGAGTTGCGCATTTTGCGCAGAGATTGAATATCCATCGTATTTCCTTTGTATTAAAAGTATTAATTTGTATTATCGTTTTGTATATGTTGAATCTGAATTTCATCACTAATTTCAATCTCATCGTCAAATGAGTCATCATTTAAATCATAGTCTTCATCAACATAAGTATTTAGCGTTTTCATACCACCACTTTTTCCAGAACGCTTTCCAGAAAATTCGTTATCAGTTTTTTGTTTATTGTATGTCTTACCCATTGTATCACTCTGCAAGTTCTTCTTTAAAATGCTCGAAGATTTTACTTATCTTAATTCTATCGTATTTCACGAACCCAGTCAACTTTTTAATTCTTCGCAACTCATCTTCCCATATGTATTTTACAGAAGCATGAGTTGACCATTCATTAAGTATGTCTATCTGGTCGTTTATAATATTTAAAGTTTCTATTGCAATTTTACCCCCAACAAATAAGTTTAATGCTACTGGATATTCGTTTTCGGTAAATTGAAATATTGCAGTGGGTTTTAACTTGTTCATTTCAACATAGGTTAATAGAGTCGCTAAGTCATCCACGAAAATCTTAGTCATAGACTGTTTTCGTTTCTGCCATTGTAAGTAATTATCGTCTGCTTCTTGACCAGCATAAATCGCTTGATCATTACCATACGCAAAGTTTGCCACAAAAAACTGGATGATGTCTTTATCATCTGGTCGTTTGCCTGCTAACTTTTCAAATATGTATCTATCGTTACGAGCATTAAATGCTTCACGAGTACCACGAACATTACCTCTGTTTTCAAAAACATTGAACCTGTCTGTGGTGAAGTGAAGTTTAATTGCTAGGTAATAACGATATGCCTTAAATCCATCCATTACACATCCAGTTGTGCTTGCTTTGGTAAGTAATTCAATTCACGAAAGTCCATCTCAATTTTATCTTTAAGTGATTTGTTAATCAGCTTTGATACATCTTCTGGTTCCAGATAGTTTTCTTTACAATATTCAAGAACAGCATCCATGTAATTCATTTTACTATCACGAACAAGGTGTTCTATGTGAAGAGAGAATTCATTTGCAGTTTTAAACATTTCGTTCTTTGTTAATCCAGTACTGAGTTGCTTTAAGTTCATGGTCTACCTTTTCGTATTCTTTGAGTTTATTTTTATACAGTTTCCAGACAGGTGTCTCTGTTTTATCAGGATCCATCTGTCGGTCAAACTTCTCAAGGAACATAGAGAAGAATTTATCTAATTTCATTTTTTGGACTTGTAAGTCGCCATACTTCTCAATCAGTGTCATAATATATTATACCTTATTTGTTATTGCAAGACAAGTTAATCATGTTACCACCATAGAATGCAACATCCATGATGAGTGCTTCATTTTCGTTTTGCAACTTTGCAATCTTTGCTTTCATACACTGCGTTTCTTCATAGTGTCGTTTGCGGAGAAGTTCAAGTTCTCCTTCTTTCTCAGAACACTTAACACAAAATTCACTCATTACAATCCCCTAATATGATCAATCACAAGTTTCGCATCTTTGTATCCTGATGCTTCCACTGCTTGTTCAAGATAGTCTGATGCAATTTCAGTTAGTCGTTTTGATTGCATCTTAACTAGCATCTCATTAGATAACTGAGTGAATTCTTGATCAGACGAGCCATCTTCGTAAACATTTTCCCATGTTCCGTCTTTGCGCAGTCTAATCTTCATTATATGTTTCATTAACCTCTCCTCATTGTAGCAATATCTCGTGCTTGTTCATCAGAGAAGACTGGAACTGCATTTGACTTGTGCATAGTACCAATACCCTTAATGGCAGTGCCAGTGTAAACAGGGTTAGGTTTCTTGTAACAAGGTGCACCAGTAAATGGAAGACTCGGATGCTTAGGTGTCTCACGACAAGCAGGTTTTCCGAGCGAGTATACATCACTGAGTGATTGTTGTTTAGAAACAATCGTCTTTGTGGGATACTTCTTTAACATGGCTTCCCATGATGCTTTCAACTGTCGTTGTTTGGCAGTCGGTTTCTTCTTCTTAGATTTTCCAAGTGATGTATGTAGCATTTGCATAATATAATTATACCTCAAATAAAGTTGCAAGTCAAGCAGTTACTACGAAGCCAGTGATGTCTTTCTTTGCTTTACCCTTTGCCTTCAGACCAACAATAACACCCTTTGGATCTAAGAAGCGGAGATCTGTCTCGTCACCATTAATAACTGGACGACCAAGATAGTTCTCTGGCACTTTGTGAAATACAGCTGCAACATTCATGCCATTTGATAATGCAAGACGAACATCCATATCATTACCATCTGCCTTAGAGAAAGTCAGGTGATAGTTAGGAATGTGCTTTACTTTGCGATTGTTAATTTTAGTGTAGTCGTAAAATTGGACTTCTGGGAACATTTGGAAAATGTTCTTGCCATTTGCAACTTCATACTTCTCCCATGAAAGATCTGAAGTACCATTCAAACGAAAGACTGGAATGAGTCCTTGTTTTTCTGCTTTGGTTTTTGTTTTGATAATCTCAACAGTCAATTCATTGAGGAATGCTTGACGATTTTCGAAGAATGCTTTGGTCTTACGAATTCGTGCTTGCTGAATCACATTAGTGGATTCACCTTTCTTGAAGATGCCACCACGACCAGCAGTATTCAAACATGCCATCGTGCAACCAGCTGTTCGTTTAGGACACACTTCTTTACCTGATAAATCAGCAGGCGCAAAGTGTAACACTGAGGACAAATAACCCTTCTTTTGACCCTTCAACAACTTTGGGTTGCCAACTGTAAGTAGACTCATTTTTAAACTTCCTTTTCAACGATATAATAGAGTTATTATACGCTAATTCGGAATTAAAGACAACCCCCTAGAACACATGTATCCTAGAGGGTTGGTTAAGTAAGTAAGTGCTTACTTAGTGGATTTCGGGGTCGAAATCCCTTGCTGATGAGAAGCTGCATAGGCTACACAAACTACATCTGATGCGTTTGCATAGGCACAACGAACTGCAACAGGATCAATTCCTTTTACAATCGCTGATTCTACATTTCTCTCGACAGACTTCAACTCACTGTACTGATAAAAAGTAACAGCACCAATTAGTGTCACTAATGCAAGAGTGACACAACTAACAAAAACATTATCATTCATAATAATCCCTTTTAATTTACCAAGCACCATCATCTAAGACAGCCTTAACCCAAATTGGTCCAAAATAAACAGATCCCATATATCCGTTGGGATCCATATCTGTTGGTCCAGTTTTTTCTACTTTAAATTCCCAGTGGTAAGGATTTAAAACAAATCCAATCCAAACACCAGAGAATTTTACATAATTAAGAAAGTTCTTTAACTTCATCGCATAATCCTAATTTTTTGGCTTCAAGTGGACTTAACCAAATATCCTGTGGTGGCAAAAGAACCTCTCGGATTTTTGCATCAGCTAATCCAGAACACTTTTTATAGTGCTGGATCATTTTCTTGGTAGTTAAGTCAAACTCTTTTACCGTTGCGAATAATTCGTGTTCTTTACCAAAAGCACCCCAAGAATACTGGTGTGACAGTATAGATGTGTTTGGTGTAAGAATACGATGCCCTTTGTCACCAGCGATAAAAATCATGAGTCCAGCTGATGCGATTTGCCCTAAGCCAATTGTGCGAATAGGAATTGCTGAACCCTTCATAGTATCAATCACTGCAAACGCTGCATTTAAATCACCACCTGGAGAACAGATGATGAGATTCAATAAATCTGGTCGCTCTTCAGCGAAGTTTGCTTCAAAAATCCATTCAACTAACTGTTTTGCTGATTGTAATGTTACTTCTTCCATGAGTAGGTAAAATGAGTGAGCAGAATCGTCACCACCATCTTTAAGTTGAATGTTTAGTTTGTTCATCATTTAGATATTGTCTCTCTGTTTATAAAAAATGTGTCTGCCGATTACTGCAGTTCGTTCAAGTTTCCATCGTGGATTAACATAATCCGCATGGTAGAATAATGCGCCACTTGTCATGTCGTGCATCTTTTCATAGTTAGCATATACCAGTAGTGCGATTTCTCTTGCTTGTAAATATGCTGAATTAGATCGAATTCCTTTGTCATGCTCGCAGAACCAAGAGAACTGACAAGTAGATTTTGTCTTTTGTTTAACTACAGAGCAAATGTCTTTTGGGAATTGTGGGTCTTGTACCCGATTCAATGTAACCATCGCAACTGCGATCTTTCCATCTCTTGGTTCAAATCCTGCTTCATAATAAATGTTTTCAGCAAGACAATCAACTTGTGTTCTTGCTTCTGCTGTCAACTGTGTATATGTTACACCAATAATTTTTTCTTGAGTAAAACCTGTACTTAGTATTAATATTGCACTTATTAAAAATATTGCTGATAAACTGTATATTCGTTTATGCATAGTTATCTCCTTAAAACAGTTAAGGATTGCAGAATGTGTGAATCCTGCAATCCAATTCCCTATCAGGTGGACTTTTTGCTAGTCTTTTCTAGTGTAGTTGGGATAGTTGGTTGAGAGACGAAATGATTAAGCTGTGTAGCCTTTTTGATCACTTCATCTTCAGTTGGATAAGCTGGGAATCCTGGGTGTTTTGGTAAATCAGCACCCTTTAGTCTTGCAGATTCAAGATCTGTTTGCCAGCTATTGTTGACAATTTCACGCTTGCCATAATAATCTTCAGTTAACATATCTTTCGCCATTTTTAACAATTCAAGTCGAATGTGATATGCATTCATCATAGTATTACTCATAGTAGTTCTCCTTTGTCTGTGTGTAATGAAGGTTTTATTGGGAACCTACAACCCACTGTGTATAATTATTTAGGAAGAACTATTTCTTCTCTGCAGGCTTCTTTGGTGTTGGTTTCTCACCTTTTGGTGGTGGAGGACAATTACCTTTCTTATCTTTCGTCACACAATTGACTTCTGCTTTCTTTTCGTCTTTCTTTGCTGGCTCTGCTGCGAATGTCATCGAAGCGAATGCCAACATAACTACTGTAACTAATGCTTTCATGTAATCTCCTTTTATTTGTCGAACACTGCAATGATAAACTCTTCTTTAATCATTGCTCTTTGAACATCACCAATTTTAACTGGAGATGCTTTAGCCCAATCTATCAAAACAACATCATCAACTTTAACATCAGTAACATCTGGACCAACTGCAAGAACAGTTGCCTGTGCTGTATTTCCATTACCACGAGTACCTTCGATAATGATACCAGAATCAGTTGTGTCTTCTTTTTTATTCTCTGCGACCAGTACCTGCGTCTTCAATGGCAAAACATTCATTAGTAAATCCTTATGTTATAAAATTAGTGGATGGTTATTCTGTTACGAGGAAACCATCCGAAACCCTAAGCAGTGTTTAGGCTGCTAATGGCAATTGAAATCTTTGCTTTTATAAATACTATTGTTCAGATAGTTTATAAAGGAAAACAAAATGCAACACTTCGTTTATCTATGGCACGACAAAATTAGAAACATGTTCTATGTCGGGTCACACTCAGGTTCAATCACCGATAACTACTTTTCATCTTCTCGCTGGCTTTCTGCAGAGATTCGTTATCGCCCAAACGATTTTAGACGAAAAATTTTAAAACAATGCGTTTCCAAGCAAGAAGCACTATCAGTTGAATATAGTCTAATTGCCAAAATCAAAGAATCTGAATACGGCACAAAATACTATAACTTGAAACAAGGAAAACCGAAAGGTATTGATCCTTGGAACAAAGGTAAAACTGACATTTATTCCCAAGAAACTATAGACAAAATGTCTAACAAGAAACTCGGCAATAAAAACACCAAAGGTACTGCTATGTCATCTTCAGCAGATAATGGAAGAAAGAGTGCAAAGAAACTTTCTCAAACTATCAAAGGGAGAACTCGAAAGTATCTTCCAGATGGAACTTGGACATGGCAATACCCAAATACAAGTGCTGACTGATTGGGTAATAAGGACAGTCAGCGAAACCTCAGGTCAAGTCAGCTTACGCTGCTAGAGCCCAAACATTATCGTTTGCGTTTACCGTTGTTTTACTTTTTACGACTCTCTGTGTCGTGCTGTCCACGCATTTACTTGTTGCCCTGTCGAATACTGAGTACACCCCCATCAGAAAGAAACTTTGGAATATACGGACAGTAAATTACGCTAACAACATTACCATTTTCATCACGATTTACGATTGGTTCGTAATCTTTGATTTCGTAGTATGTTCTTTTGTCAATCAACTCTTTATCGTCATTCATTAAATTTCCTTTTGGTGGAGGTGGGGGGATTTGCACCCCCGTCCAGAACACTTTTCTCTTTGCTTCATACAGCAATAACCTACATTATACCTTGTATTTAGTTACAAGTCAAATGTTTTTCAAATTTTTATAGTCTAATCGCAGTTTTCTAAAGCCACCAATCCAGTTGTCTCGTTTCTCGATAAACCATCTTGGATCATCACTATCAACTGCCATAATAATTACCAGTCTTCCAATAGGAATACCAGTTCTTTCTTCAAAAGCCACTGCGTATGCTGCAGTTTGCATAAAGTAGTTATGAATGTCATCTCTGTCTTTTGGTTTGCTGGCTGTCTTAAAATCTATGACAGAAAGTTTACCTTGGAACTCTGCGATACAGTCAACTGTGCCAGCGACTTGTAAGTGGTCAGACCATAATGGAGTTTCCAAGCAGTGGATGTTATCGATTTGGTCAAGCAAGGGTTTGATTGAGTTGAACATCTCTGCATCAAACATATCTGGCTCAACATGCTCTCCAAGGAGAAAGTCTTCGCAGTGCTGATGGATTCTTGTTCCTCTTGCACTGGCTCTTCCAGAGATTCGGTTGGCTTCTGCTTCTCCGACTCTTTTTCGCCACTCCATGATTCCCTTCGCTGAGTGCAGTCCTGTAACTGTCGTAACGGAGGGATAGGATTTACCCGATGGGGTTTTGTATAACCTCGTACCATCAGGTTTCGTGTCTCGTTCAAGTTTACCGAAATCATGATGTATAAAGGTTTTCTTTTTAGACGGAGAAACTACTTCCACATCCACAAGTTGATTTGGCATTTGGGTTTGATATAACAAATTGAGATCCTTTTAATTTATCACTAGTAAAATCTATAGTAGCGTTGTCAAAATACTGCATACTCATTGCATCTACTACGAGTTTGTCAATAACGAAGTCATCTTCTTCTTTGTTCTCTTCAATAGTAAATCCATAATTAAAACCAGAGCAACCTCCACCAGAGATAAATGCTCTTACATATTTCATCGATACATCATCCATTAAAATCTCATCAATTTGAGTTTTTGCGGATTCTGTTAAAGTTATCATTATGTTAAAAGTTTAATTGCATCTTCATAGTGATGAATACGATCTTCAAGACCGATATAACCACCATTAATTTTCTTAGTCATTAGTTTAATGTCACCAGCATCAGCTTGAACATTCAACTTATTTTTATTCCAGAACCAAATTGCTGACATAAGAGCAAAGTCACGATCTGATGTAACCCAGTCTGGATTTTCAAAAAGATTCTCCCAGTCTTCAAACATCTCTTTGGCAAATGCTCTGTAGTTATCTTTTCCAGTCAACTGGATTGGTCCACGACCACGATACTTATATCCATCACCTGATGACTCTGGTCCATTACCCATGCGACCACCATAAACTTTATTCGCAATCATTTCTGGTTTGCGAGCATAAGGTTGCGCTGATTCAAGGGTAGGGAAATACTTCTTGAAGATACCATTTAATCCTTGTGCGGAATAGTTTAGGTTTTCTTCGAATACTGTCCAACCACCAGACTCATGACCACACTGAGCAAGGAATGCTGCAACACGCTCAGATGTATTAATGTCATAAGTTGGAAATACATTATTCATTGACTCTGCCCAAGACGCTGGATCTTGCGCTCTTGGGAATAAGTGTGCGAATTGTTCTGCTGTAATCATTTGTTCTCCATGTCTTCTATTTTTAGTTTGGCAAGGATATAATCTTTAACCAAAGACGATCGAACGATGTCGTCAGGAGTGAATTCAATCTTAGTGAAAGCACCCATATGCATAGCAATGTCAAAGAATTTCAGAATACCAGACATGTCGTTCTTTTTCTTATTTAGGTCAGTCTGACGATAATCACCACACCAGATAATCTTTGACATATGACCAACACGAGTCATAACTGTGTCGATTTCTTCAAATGTTAAATTCTGCATCTCATCCACGATAATGATTGCATTATCAAAAGACATACCACGAATAAACGAAGTAGAGATAAACTCAATATGATGTTGTTCTGCTAATCTATCCCATGCGTCTTTGCGACCGAATAAGGTCTCGCAGATTTGACGATATGGTTGTTGATAGATTTCCATCTTCTCATTCACATCTCCTGGAAGATGACCAATCTCACGAGATTGAACTGCAGAACGAACTACAATAATCTTGTTGAATGGATTTGCTTTGTCAAGAACTTCTTCAATTGCTTTGTAAAGAGCAATAAATGTTTTGCCTGTTCCAGCGACACCATGAAGTGCCACGAAATAATCACCACGCTTGTATGCGTCAAAGAATTTCTTCTGATTGTCTGTTAGTGGTTGGAATGTCTTTAAGTTGTCTAATCGTATTCTTAGTTGATTACTGGCAATTGGTTTCGTTTCACGCTCTTCATTATTATGATTGATGTCTATTACTTTTTTAGCAGCTGATGCACGAGCCATTGATGATTCCTTAAATTTGGGATGATGTTTTATCTAATTGACTTCCTGGAGTTAGAGAATGAATTCTTTGTAGTACCTCCTTAAAACCTGTATCTTTTTTAATGGTGATATGATCCCCAGCAAATGCAGGTGCACTTGTGATAATAGATTCTAATTGGGGATTGTCTAATAGATACTGATCACGAGCAGCAATGCGCATGATTTCATCGTGTATCTCACCTGTTTCTCTATTTCTAAAACTATATGTTGGCATTATGTCTCCTCACAACTCTATTTAGCGAGAAGAATTCTTTCTCGTACAGTAAACATTCCCTGCAACGGAAACTCTGTATTCATCTGATGTAAAAAACGGATAAACACAGTGCATTAACTTGGAAGGGAACAACATCATCGTGTTTTCGTAACTTTCGTCAACTGGAACATAGTGATTACTAATGCCACCAAGAATTCCAGTGTAGGAAAACTGGAAATGACCTGGAACATTATTATTTGAGTTAATTCCTGGAGATGCAGCTAACTCATCTCTCATTTTAAATGGAACTTTCGTGTAAATAACGAAAGACATAAACCCATCATGATTATGCAGTGGATTAAACTCATTCTTTGCTTGAAAATTAACCCAAAGAGAGTTTAAACTAAAATCTACCTCTTGTCTTGTGAGAAATGAGTCTTTAAGAAAATTAAAGAACTCAACATACTCTTCGACATGCGGTAAAATCAACTTTTCTGCATGTTCTAGTGATTTTGGCAGTGCAAATTCTCTTTTTAGGTTACCACTGAGACGAGTATTCCACTGTTGTGGTTG